GATAAGTTCTTTGAAATAAGAGACGGTATATTAGAAGACTAAAGCAGGAGTAGACGATGGGGTGGACATATGACCCAACAAATCTTGGAACGGCAGATGCAGCCCAACGTCTTAACTCTGTTAGGCTCTTAGTAGGTGATACTGATACTTCAGACCAACAGCTACAAGATGAAGAGGTAGTCTTTGGCTTAGGTCAAAATGGCAACTCTATCTATCACACAGCTAGTTGGTCTGCTAGAACTATTTCATCTAAGTACTCAAGACGGGTAACAACAGCTTTAAGCGGGGCTTTAAGTGCTGACTACTCTGACCTAGCTAAACAGTATATGGCTCTGGCTGACACCTTAGAGTACCAAGCTAAGACTTCTGGTGGTAACATAGGCATCTACGCTGGTGGCATCTCTAAGACCGCTGTGGATGCTGTTAGAGATAACACAGACCGTATTAAACCTTCTTTCTATAGAGGCAGGTTTAAGAACCCTTCCGATTCTCAAGAAATAGAGTATGAATAGGGGTAGGGTATGTCATTTCGCTCCTTTGACTTACTTAATCTTGTAAGGGACTTTGGTTCAGATGTAACACTAAGGAAGACTAGTACTTCTGGAAGTTACAACCCCGCTACAGGTTTGGTGGATGGTTCAGCTACTACTGACCATACAGTAAGCTCTTACTTTTTTAACTTTTCTGTAGGTCTTCCTGTTGGGGATGAGGTTCGCAGGGGTTCTAGCCGCTGTATAATCCCAGCACTGGGTCTCTCTGTTGTGCCTGACGATGAAGACAAGGTTATAGGACTTGGAAATACATATGAGATAGTATCAGTACAAACTTTCTATAGTAATGGTATCGCTATCTGTTATATATGTGAGGTCCGGGAATAATGGTTAGCTCAACTAAAAGTTTTGGTAGTATACAAGCCACCTTCAAGTCCATCAATGATAAGATAGAGAAAAAAACAGCAGAGGCCGTAGAGCAAATTCTTGAAGACATTGCTTACTACGCTATCTACAGGGGTGTACCTGACCAAGCTGTTGACACAGGTGCTTATGTAACCTCATTTTCCATTGGTCCCGCTGGTTTTGGTGGAGGCAGAAGTCGAAGTTCAAAGGGTAAGTCAAGGAACCAGAACCCTCAAGCAATGAAGGAACAAGGTTACTCTCAACTTCAAAGTGACATTAGTGGTATTAATTTTGTGGAGTTGCTAAAGTCTGGTAATGCCAAATTTACCCTTCGCAATCGTGCTCCTCATGCTTACGCTGTTGAGAACGGTGGCATAACTTGGAAGAGATACCCTACAGGCTACGGCGTATTCGCTAAGATAAAGAGTGAGTTCAGATGAGTATTTATAATGACATTCGCGCTGCTCTTGAGAGCCACTTAGCTAGTACTTCTGGACTACCCTCTGGAATAGCCTATGAGAACGTCTCATTTGAGCCACAGACAGGCACTAGCTTCCTTAAGGTAGCCTTCGTCCCAACGTCTCGTAAACCCGCTGTAAGAGGCTTAAATCCACAACAACGGTATCAAGGGGTCTTCCGTGTATTCTGTTACACACCAGAGGGTAATGGCCCAGCTAATGCTGATGATATAGCCAATAAAGTTATCACAGCCTTTGATGCTACAACTGACATCTCTTTTACCAATAGTGATGCTGAGACTTTTATAGTTTCTATTGACTACGCTGATAGAGACAACGGCTTTGTAGATAGCCCTTGGTATTATACAGTAGTAAATATCGGATGGTACATCTACAACGTTTAAAGGAGTACACAATGTACAAAGCACTAAAGAATTTTACCTCCGTAGGTAAAACTTACCTAGTCGGTGATAATGTTCCCGCCAGCCTTGCTACAACCTTAGACCCTTCCTTAGTGGAATCTTCTGGTGTTGTATCAAAATCTAAGAAATCAAATGTAAAAAGTGAAGTCAAAGCTTCGCACAAAGGAGAATACTAATGGCATTCGCACAAGGTAGCCGTTCAAGTCTAGCTTACATAGCTGAGACAACATTTGGCACAACGCCATCAACACCAACTTTTGCTAATCTTCCTATCAACTCTCATTCTTTAGACTTAACTAAAGATCGTGTGGAAGGTAACGAAATTCAAGCTGACCGCATGTCAAGAGTTGACCGTCATGGGAACAAGCAAGCTGGTGGTTCTATTGAAGTAGACCTTCGTAAAGGTGACTACGATGAACTACTTGAATCAGCTTTCTTTAACTCATACACTACAGACGTTTTGAAGGTAGGCACTACACCTAAATACTTTTCGATTGAGGATGCGGCTAACGACATTAGCGAGTTTCGATTGTTTACAGGTTTGGCAGTATCTTCACTAAACGTCTCTATTGCACCTAATCAGATGGTTACAGCAACCTTCGATATGGTTGGTAAAGGTATGACACAAGCTGCTACAACAGGTTCTACAGGTGGCACACCAACAGCCTCATCAACTAACTCCCCCTTTGACAGTTACTCAGGAACAATCACAGATGGGGGGTCAGGAATTTCTATCGTCACCTCGATTGACTTTAGCCTAACTAATTCACTAGCCCCTACCTTTGTAGTTGGTGCTGATAATGCACAGTCCCTTGAATTTGGTAGTGCTGTTGTTGAAGGTACAATGACAGTTTACTATGAAAATGAAAATCTCATAAACAAGTTCTTAAATGAAACTGAAAGTGCTATAACTGTATCTGTTGATGATCCTACGGGTTCTAACGCATATACTTTTGCTTTCCCCCGTGTAAAGTATAATGGTGCATCTGTACCACTTCAGAATCCTCAGTCTCGCCTTATTACAATGCCATTTGTGGCCCTGTATGATACTACTGAGAATACAAACTTGAAGATGACACGTACATCCTAATCCCTAGCTAGGGTAGAGTGGGGGCTTCTGTCGGGTGAGGTTCCCACTCACTATTAAATTACCCGACTTAACCTCGACAATAATCTTATAGAAGGAATCCCGACATGGATTTAATGAATATCGGCACTACAAAAGATACTACAGACGTAACCTTGTACAACCCCGTCAACTCTGAGATACTGACTAATGATGATAAGTCAGAGATGACTATTACAATACATGGCCCTTACTCAAAGAAGTATAAGACAATATCTCATGCTCAACAGAACCGCCGCTTGATGAAAGCACAACGTACTGGTGGTAAGCTTAACCTAACCGCTGAGGAGATTGAAGCATCTGCACTAGACCTTCTGGTAAAGTGTGTTGACGGTTGGAACATTACTCTTAGTGGTGAGATGCCAGATTGTAAAGAGTCTAAGGTACGTGAAGTCTTTGAAGCATTACCTTGGGTGCGTGAACAGGTGGATGCTGCATTGGGAGATGCCCAAGCTTTTTTGGACAAATAAGGGCTGACTTAGAGGAGTACGCTGAGTATTCCTTTAAAATGGGTAGGAAGGTCTCAGGTGGTAAAGGTAAAACTACTGAGGCCGACCACCTAGCCCAAGTCGCTAAACAATTAGGGAAGGACTTAGAAGATGTTGAAAAGTTTAACTCTAATGCTCTCTTCCCAGATATAGCCTCGCACCTATGGACAACATTTATAGAACTTCACGATGGTAGAACCTACGGTATGAGTGGCCCTAATCCTATCTCTTACGACATCATTAAGGCTTGGTGTGATCTTACAGGTGTAGACCTTTCCCCTTGGGAAGTAACTATTATAAAGTCTCTGGATAACCTCTGGATTAAAATTACTGGCGAGGAAGTTAATGGCTGATCTTATTGAACTTGATCTGGTGGTAAGAGACAAGGGGCTAAAAGCCTCCATCTCTACTGTTGAGCGTCTTGAGCGTCAAATTATTAAAGCCGCAAAAGCTGTTGACCAGAATAGTATCTCTCAAGTTCGTTACAATAAGATTTTACTTTCTACTAAAAGGGAGTACAAAGAACTCGGTTTATCTAGTCAGAAGGCTACCTCAACAGTTCGTGCATTTGCTGCTGCTCAAAGGAAAGCTACGGCTGAAGCTGCTAAAGAAAATAAGGTTCGTGTTGAACAAATAAAACTATACAAGCAAGCTAGGGCAGAAGCTGAAAGAGAAAATCAAAGTAGGTCTAACTCTATAAAAGAGCAGGTAAGACAAGAAGCGTCTCTTGAAAGGCTTAGAGCAAAGTACAAACCCCTCTATGCTGCTAGTAAACAATACGAGACAGCTTTAAATGAAATTAACCAAGCGCATAAACTAGGTGTAATTAGTATAGGCCAACAAACTGCTGCTGTAGACAGATTAAACTCAGAGTATAAACAAGGCACAGGCATATTTTCGCAGTACTCAGCACAAGCTAGGCGTGGTACTAACCAGCTTGGTGTCGCTGTACAACAAACAGGCTATCAAGTGGGCGACTTCTTGGTACAGGTTCAATCTGGTACTAACCCTTTAGTGGCGTTTGGTCAACAGGCAACACAGCTTGTTGGTATCTTACCCCTAGTTGCTACACAGCTTGGACTAACTGCTATGGCGGCTATTGGCATATCCACGGCTCTTGGTATTGGTATACCTTTAGTTACTGCCCTTGGTGCTGCATTTATGCGTACTAAGAAGCCAGCGCAGAACTTAGAAGAGATAATGTCTGACTTATCTTCTGCTGTCGGTGACTACTCCTCTAACATGGAAAGCGCAAGTCTGTCCACAGACGACCTAAATAGTAAGTTTGGAGCCTTTGGGGATACTGCTAAAGGTGTCTTAGAGACTATGCTTGAGATTTCAAGGGTGAAGATACAGGAGTCTGTACAGGCTGTATCTGCACTTGGCCCCCTCTCCCCTAAAGCACTTCAAAGCATTAGTGAATCTGGTGCCCTGCAAACAGTACAACAAGACGTTGTATCCGAGATGTTTCCCGTTATAAAAACTCTGTTGGGTAAAATGAGTACCCGTAACGATGGTAGGGGCATGGCGGCAGAATTTGCTACTATGCTAATAAACCTTGAAAAATCAGAGGGTACAGACAAACAGTTAGCTGTGTTAGAGGAAATATCACAGTTTACCCTTGATGTTGGCGGTCAATATGAGGACATGACTGACAGGCAAAAAGAGTTTTTTGACAAGGTTACAGAAGCCCAAGATTTGTTGCTTAAGGCTGTAGAAGCAGAGCAAGCCGTTGTTCTAAGGGCGCAAGAAGATAAAAAGAAGGTTATGTTGCGTAACCACAACATCATGCTTGCTTGGCAAAAACAAATAGGCGATGGTCAAGCGGAAAGAGATAAAGATAAAGCAGAGGCCTTAGAACAGGAAAAAAAGACCGTAATTCGCAACGCTAAAATTATGGAGTCTTGGGGTAAACAAATTGGTCAAGGCCAAGAGGAAAGAGATAAAGCCAGGGCTGCTGCCGAAGAAGATTCTATAAGAACCTTAATCCGCAACGCTAAAATTATGGAGTCTTGGGGTAAACAAATTGGTCAAGGCCAAAAGGAAAGGGATAAAGCAGCCTTGGAGTCTGATAACAAAAAGACTCAAGCACAGGTAGATAATGTAGATGCCCTACTTCAAGCTGGCATAGAAGCCCACGAAGCTAGACTTAAAATGATCCAAGATGAGAATGACGAATTAGTTTACTTTAACAACATCATGCTTGCTTGGCAAAAACAAATTGGTCAAGGCCAAAAGGAAAGGGATAAACCGGGACCAAAAGGCCCAAAACTAACAACTATGGAAGGTCCAATCAAGGCTCTGGAAAGACAGATAGAGTTGAGTGAGGCTTTGTTTGGGTTGCAAGGGACTGCACGTAGAGAAGAACAAATCTATATGCAGCTTAAGTTCCAGAACCAAGATGCTGACATTAAAGCGGGTAAAGAGGAACTTGAACTATTAGCAGAGAGAGTAGCCCTAGAGGAACAACGCACTGAAGCAGAGCAAATGAACCTCAAAAATATTAGTCCCCTTAAGAAGTATGTAGCAGAGTACGCCAAGCTTGTTAAGTTAAAGGACAGCGGGTTAGGAGACGAGGCATTTGCTAAAGAGGTAGCTAAACTTAACGAAGAACTGGCTAAATCAAATCCACTTTTAAACAGCTTTACAGATGCCTTCGCTGACTTCTTAGGTCGAGGCGCAAGAGACTTTAAGAGCTTTGCTAAAGACATACTAAACGATTTTAAGAGTATGCTAATACAGATGATTACCACTGCTGCCCGTAACAAGATTATGTTTTCGATGGGCATGGGTGGTGGCGCATTAGGAACTGCTGCTGCTGCAGGGGGTGGGGGGTCATTTGCTAGTCAAGCAGGGGGTAGTATAATTGGCAGTGTGGCTAAATCCGCGTTTGGTTCTATTATCCAAGGGGGATTTACGGGCGCTTCGGCTTTTGGGGCAGGTGTTACAACATCTTTAGGGTTAGGTACTACTG